CTATGCAATTTCAGCTTCCTCGATAGCCATTTCCTCAAAAATGTTTACAGTCTCATTTTCATCTCTTTCCCGAAGCTCTTTAATTAAGTGAGCATATGTGCTTGAGGTGGTTTCTATATCAGCGTGTCCTAACCTTGCACTTACATAATAAATTGACACCTTTCGATAAAGCAGCACGCTTGCATGAGTGTGCCTTAATCCATGAACTGTAATCGGTTGAATATTCAATTCAGTTAAAACTTTTTTAAGTAGCTTATTTACATTTGTATTGCTGATGATTTTATATTTTGATGAGGGACTGTAAAAAACGAGTCCATGGATATTGTTTGGCGTTTTTTCGAATAAATTGCGAAAAGCCATCATTGTATGCTTGTCCATTTTTATTACTCGGTTTGATTGTTCATTCTTAGTTGGTCCGAATCCTGATTGATGCCTTTTCGCATAGCCCCATGTCTTATTGACAGTAATTGTGTTATTAAAAAAATTAAAATCTTTTCTTGTGAGGCCGACCAACTCCCCGAAGCGAAGGCCTGAGGTTAATCCTAATAATAAAAGGTAATAGCCCAGGCCGCTGTCTAATCTTTTATATAATTCCCTGGTTAGTCTTATTGAATCTGAATAATTCAAATATTTTTCTTCATCTTTTTTGGCTGGGACAGTCCATGTCTTTACAGCTTTTCGTGTAAAGTTTATTTTTATAATGCCTTCTTCAATGGCATCCTCAACACAGGCTTTAATGTGCGAATGTAGTTTTTCAACGCTTTCTTGTCCTTTTGTCGATCCATAATTATTCAAAAATTCCTGATAATCATGCCGCTTTATTTCCTGTATCGGCTTACTCCCGAAATAGTCTCTAATTTCTTGTAGGGTGTAGCCGTAATGTGATAGCGTAGGACCTTTTAAGTGTGATCTATAGAGATTTACCCATTTTTCAAAGTATTCATCAAATGGAATTGCTTTTTTAACAGTGGAATTGTCGCCTTTGCTTAATTTAGCCTCAACCTCAGCAGCAGCTATCATAGCTTCTTTTTTTGTTGCAAATCCGCCTTTACGGATTGGTTTCGGTTTTGCACTTACACAATACTGCCATGTCTTTCCTCTCTTTTGGAAACTTGCCATAAAACTTTCTCTCCTTATCCAACACGAAGGGGGTCAAAAAATAAGCGGTATCCATTAACGAAAGTGTAAATTCCATACTTCTCTTTATAACGCTCAAGAGCATTTTGAAGAAAATCCTCTGTAACCCCAAGATATTCAGCAAGTTCAAACCGGTTTGTTATTCCTTCTCTTTGTGCTTGTACTATTTTATTTAGGGGAACAAGCCGTTCATAAGCCCACCAGCGTGCCCTTAATTCTTGTTTTTTCTTGGGAAGATCAGATTGATCCAATATGTCTCCGAAGGTAGTATGGTGGTGTCCTAGTTCTTCAGCTAAAATACAGCTTTTTTCAGCCTGATTTCTTAGCCTTTTGTTAATCCATATCACATTATTTGAATAGAGGCCCTTTATTGACCCTTTTATAAATTTTTCTTCTACAATGATTCTCTCTCTGTTGCATTCATTAAGAAGAGCCTCGTACATTAATCACTTCTCCTTATTTCTAATTGATCTTACATAGGCTTTAAATTTTTCTATGTCCTTAAGTTCTTCCTCTGTCCAATCTTCATCATCATGGTGTGCTGCAATTGTGATAGGTTCTTGTTTAACTTCATGACCAATTAAATAATCAAGAGAAACATTAAAAAATAAAGCAAGGTAACGAGCAGATTCAAGGCTAGGGTCACCTAACTCGTTTTCCCATTTTGAAATCATCCCTTTATTTAAATTAGTTTTAAATTTTTTGTTCATTCTTTCGGCTAGTTCGGATTGCGAAAGTTTTTCCTTATCTCTCAGCTCTCTTATTTTTTTTCCTATTCCTTTACCCATCTTTTTTTCCTCCGATTATATTTTAGATATGACTAAATTCTAACCTATTGGTTTCTATTTCGCAACTTTTTTATGAATTTCTAACAAAATGTTATTGACTTTGAAACCTAAGGTGCTATACTGAAGTTAAGTTTCAAAAACGAAACCACAAAAAGAAGGTGAAAAGCTGTGAAAGACATCAAACGTAGACACACGCCGTATTCTAAGTTCAAAGCTTTCCTTGTTGAAAACAATATCCATCAAAGAGAAGTGGCTGAAATGCTAGGTAAATCAGTATCTGCATTAAATCAGAATTTAAATGGAACGGGTGGAGATTTCTCTTTAGACGAATTAAGAGTATTGTGTAGAAATTTCAATATTAGTGCAGATGATTATTTTTTATATCCTGGGGTTTCTAAAAAGAAACCTTATAAACTTTGATAAGGGAGGAATCAAAGTGCAACAACTCAATGTTAGCTTGAGTATTCCAGTTCCGGAAAATATGGTTCTTGTTCATAAAGTGGAATTGGAGGAATTAAAAGCGAATGAACTAAAGGGCGTTTAATGGAGCATGAAAGACTTGGAAGAGAAGATAGCAAAAAAGAGCGAGTGGATAAAAGAAAATATCTTGTATCCAAGCCGTTTCCGTAGGCTGCTTGATACTGAAAATGGCGGGTTTGTATTTTATCCAAAATGCAAAGGGCAAACATGGAGCTTTCAAGCAACGAAGATGGCTGACTTCTTAGATAAGCACTTTGCTGATATTTTTAACAAGTGAAAATTGGAGGTCTTACCAATGGAAAACCAATTAGTTTTCAATAAAGAAAATATTGCTGTCACAGACAGTTTGATAATCGCTGAAACGTTTGATAAACAGCATAAAGACGTTTTGAGAGATATCCGTATTCAAATGGACTATGCAGGTGAAGAGTTTTCACAGCGCAATTTTGCGCCGTCAAATTATGAAGTACGTGGTAAACAATATCCAAAATATGACCTAACCGAAGAGGCATTCACATTGGTTGTGTTCGGTTACAACACGAAAGAAGCTGTTCAAACCAAAATTAAATTCATTCAAGAATTTAAGAGGATGAAAGAATACATCCAGAAACAGCAGCAACCAAAAGCGATGAACGCAAAAGAAAGCATTATCGCTAATATGAAACTAACCATCCAGCTCAACGAAGATGTTGGCGAAATGAAAGAAGACATAAAGCAACTTCGGCATGATCTTGATAAAAAATTAACGCTCGATTACTCTCAGCAGCAAGCTATGAGGAACGCAGTGAACAAACGTGTGCATAAGCTCTGGAATGAAAATAAGGTCGACAAAACATTCTATGAAACGACCAGAAGAGTTTATGCAGCATTATGGAAGAACCTAAAAGATGCGTACAGAGTCAATGCCTATCCGAACATTCTGCAAAAAGACTTTGAAGAAGCGATGAGCTTCATTGAAGGATGGAGACCGATTTTTAACGGAAGTCAATCGGCATAAGTGCCGCGGATTCCCCAAAGGCGGGGAAAGGAAGTCGATAAAACTGGACACTCATGGGAGGTAATAAAATGGAAAACAAAATAACTCAACCTCTGCTGCAACAGAGGTTGAAAAAGTTCGGAGGTGATCCTATGAACGATAGAAAATTTCATTTAATTGGAATAATCCTTAGCATCATTTGTGTCATTCTGTCTGTTACAGCATTAATTCTGTCGCTTTTATAAAATCGCTTCTTCTCGCTTTTACAGGAATTGTATAGTCTTTTCTTGATGTTTTAATTGTTAATTCTCCATCAATTTCGTTCGTTGTATTACTCAAGTAAGGAATGGTTAAAAAGATTATTAGTCCATATTCAGAAGAGTAAGGGCTCAAATTTACAGGTGGTTTTAAATTTTTAAACTCAGCTATTTCAATTGATGCTTCTTCATCACCAATTTGAGAAATAATATATTTTTCTCCCGGTCTATGATGTCCTTTGTAAAAGACAGGGTTCTCAAATTCTGAAGAGGTAAATTGGTATTCGTAAATGGATATAGGTTGTTCACTTTTATTCACGAGACTAAGTTCAAGTATTAATCTGTAAGGTTTCCCATAGCGGTCGTTACCTTTGATGACTTTAAATAAAAAAGCATCTAACACATTTATTTCTAGTTTCGGAAAAGTAGAGAAGTATTTTAGTAAGTGAACAGCCAATGTAAATAAGGAAATGACTACTGCAAATATTGAAAGAATTGTTGAGATCTCCAAATGAATACACTCCTATCTTAGATGATAGGAACATTATACCAAAAAGGAGGGACAAGCATGTTTTTTGTCAGCTATGTATGGCTACATAACCAAATTCATGCTGTAATCAGTGAATCTGTCAAGACACACAATCAGGCTTTGAACAAACTAAAACAGCAGGGCGGAGCAATCATTAAAGGTGAATGCAAAAACAATGTTTTCGGCTCTGTGATCGTGAACGGAAAAAAATCAGTTTGGCCTTTGACTAAGTCGGAAGGGCTGAAAGCAAATGGCTGAGGTTAAGTGGATTAAGCTAAGTACCCAGATGTTTGAAGACGAGAAAATTAAACTGATCGAGCAGATGCCGGAGGCCGACACCATTTTAATTATATGGGTCAAGTTGCTGGCACAGGCCGGTAAAACGAATGCCTCAGGCTATATCTACCTGAGTCAAAATATCCCGTATACGGATGAAATGCTGGCGACGATTTTCAATCGGCCGTTACCGATCGTAAGAATGGCCTTACAGACATTTCAGCGGTTCGGCATGATTGAGATAGATGAACACAATTTCATTAGTATTTTGAACTGGGAAAAGCATCAAAATGTCGAAGGCATGGACCGGGTGCGAAAACTCAACGCCGAACGAAACAAGAGATACAGAGAAAGAAAAAAGCAATTGCAGCTTTCTTCTCCACAAAACGAAAGTGACGTTAGCGTGACGTCACGTGACGGTACAGATATAGATAAAGAATTAGATAAAGATATAGATAAAGAAAATAATATATTGTCCGGCAAGCCCGACGATGCAGCTTCTAAAAAAGATACCGATGAAATTCCTTACAAACTAATCATTGACCTTTTAAACAAAGTCGCTGGAACAAAGTACCGTCATACTACACCAAAAACCAAGACCTTAATAAAGGCGCGATGGAACGAAGGTTTTAGATTTGATGATTTCAAACATGTCATTCTAGTCAAATGCGAAGAATGGCGCGGTACTGATCTGGACAAGTATTTAAGACCTGAAACGCTGTTCGGTACTAAGTTTGAGAACTATCGTAATCAAAAGCCAAAAGGGGGAAGCCGCATTGATCCAAGAACAGAAGACCAATACTCGGGCCTCTTTTAAAACGATTAGCCCTAAGTTTAAAAGCCTGGCTCATTTTATTCCCGAGAAGATCGGCACGCGCATATGCCCTGATTGCGGGACTGAAGTTCCTATTTACCGCAAGGGAGAAAAAGAAATCAGCCATTGTTTGACCTGTGATAACAAAGGGCTTGAAAAAGAAATGAATGAGTTCAAGCGGCAATCCGAGGCGGAAGCTTTCTTCTGGAATAACAGTCTAATCCCGCCGGACACAAGAGATAAAACATTCGAAAATTACCCTTTAAAAACTGCTACGGAATCACAAATTGCCGCCTTTTCTAAAATCAAATGGTATGCGGAGAATTTTGGACAATGGGAGGGCTTTGATTCTCTCATGCTACAGGGGTCTTACGGAGTCGGCAAAAGCCATTTAGCCCACAGCGCTGCCATGCATATAAAATCTCTCGGTAAAAAGGTGGCATTCATCAATACGAAAATGCTGCTGCGCCGGATACGAAACGCTTACGGCGAACGATCAAAAGAAACAGAGGAAGGCATTTTGCAAAACATTGAAAAAGCGGATTTTCTCGTCATTGATGATTTGGGCGCGGAGTATGTCAAAAAGGACAAAGGCGGCGAGGAATCCTGGGGTGCTGATCTGATGCTGTCTATTGTGGAATCACGGGAACACGCGCCGACGATCATCACAACCAACTACAACAGCCAGGATTTAAAAAATAAGTATGGGCAGCACGGCGGGCGAATTGTTTCACGCTCTTTAACCGGCGCCAAAGTCATTAAAATTCAAGGACCAGATAATCGTTTGGAGGTGGCGACAAGTGGATGGTAAGGAATTAAAACCGATCATGCCTGGGGTGTGGGGGCATCTTGAAACCAACAAAACACCAGAGGAACTTAAACAAGGATTGAAGGAGCTTGAAACAAAGCTCGAAAATCTACTGGCCTATTGGTCAAATGTACGGAGGGATAAAGCATGAAACACGGAAAGCGGCCAACACGCGCGCAAAAGAAAATCATCAAAAAGAACGGTTTAAACCCTGAGAACTGGCTTATATCAAAGAATCTACAGCATGAAAAAAGATTAGTAGTTGTTCACCGTCATACCGGGACCGTGCGGGAGTGTTGGGCGTGAAAATGGCTGTCCGCACTGATCGTTTAGAAATTGCCCTGGATAACTTGAATTATGAATGGTCATATGTCCAGCTTTGTAAATTGATAGATTACTGGTATGACGGCAAATCGTTATATGACGCTGCCGATCTTCTGAGAAGAAAACCGGACGAGCTTTTGATTCTGATTGTGGACCTTGCAAAAAGAAGGATTCTGCCTCACAGGCCTTACGGTATAGCCGCGAATCCGAGAATATGGATCGGTCCCCAAAGGATGACTACTAAAAAGAACGGAGTAAGACAGCTATTCTGTGAAAGCCCTGTTTATATCCCGTTCCTTGAAAATAATTTTATTTGGTATGAGCAGGAGCTTTATAAGTTTAAAGATTTGTGGAATCGGGGTCAGTCCATTATCAAAATCGCAAAATCCTTCAAAAGAGAAATAGAAGAATTATTATTTCTCGTCATTGATCAGGGAAACAAGGGAATGATTCAGCCACGAAATGGGGGACTTTTAGGTGAGGAAGCATCTGAACAAGAAAAAAGGCGGTTCAAGATTATCGTTTGAAAAAGCATCCTTACAGCAGCTTTTAGTGATTATCAGGTTTGAACATTGTCCAAAGCGTTACAAAAATGCCGCTTTGAAAAATCTTTTAAAGAGGTGAAATCTTTATGACAGAACAAGAGCGAATGGAAAAAATCGAATGGATCAATTTGATTGAAAGATACGGGAAGGAGTCGCTTAAAAGCAAAAGTGATGAAGAAATTGAAAAGCTTTATAACCTGGCCATGCTCAGGCAGACGGATGAAATCTTTGCATAAAAAAACCAGAGCTATTAAAAGCCCCGGAAATAAAAACTCGACATTTTTATTTTAACACGGGGGTGCGGCTGGTGAACAGTCCTAAAGAAATCAAAGACAAACAAGATTTATTAAGCAAAATTCAAGACGGGAAGGTCACTGTCATTGTTTTAGATGGCCTAAATGGAAAGGCTTATGAAGCACAGGCCCCGGAACACGGCAGAACGATCATCGAAACATTTAAAGGTGAATTTTCACGGATTAATCTTGAATCATCACACAAATTCAATTAATTTGCAGGGGCTTTCCCCTGCGGAGGAGGAACGGAATGTTTAAAGCAAAGTCAATAACCTTTAATTCTGAAACTTATATGCTTGGTCAAAAATATAAGCCGCCAGGCTTCACAAGGATGGCGACTGTCACAAATATTGTAGATAATCGGAATACTTTTTCACATAACGAGGGCGGTTTTGAGGTCCGCTTTGATTCAGGGGATTTCTTACGGATTTATTCAAACGATGTTGTCATCCATTGGGAACAGACGAGCGGTGATGCGAAATGAAAGTATGGCATACTTCTTCAACGGACAGAAAGCCATGTGCTATGTGTAACCGAAAAACAGGGACTTATAAAACCTATGAGCAAGCAAACATGAATATAAAAATTCCGTTGTGCGATACCGACGAAAGGGATTGTTACCGGAAAGTGGACGTCAAAAAAATCGCAGATCAAGCGTTGCGATCTATCAAAAAATCCATTCAGGAGGTATAGGGATGAGCGGCTTTAAATATGCAGTATTCGACACAGTCTGGAACGAAATGGAGTTTTACAAAGATGAAGAAGCAGCAAAACGAGACTACGAGAGAGGTAAAAAGGCCGTTCAGAACGTAATACGGGCGAACCCGAGATAATTTATCTACTTGAGATTGTCAAAAAGGAGGAAATCAAATAATGAAAACAATTCCAGTGATAGCATTTAAAGCGAAAGGCAAAGAAAAAAGGTATTTGTGTGATGGGCCAGATTGCGGCGACTGGTCAGATGAAAACTTGGACGTTACAAACATAGAGGACGCCTTATGTTTGGTGAGAAAAGACAAAGAAAGGCCGACAGATGATGACGTAGATAGCTTTTTTCATATGCTGCAGTTTTTAGATTGGGTAGATGCTATGGACATCAAAGAACATTATGAGTCTGTTCATATCGACCTGACCGAAGCGCAATACAACGTCATGAAAGAGCGGAATAAATGGGAGGCGGCGGAATGACACTTTTGCAATCTACTTTTCTTCACACAATCAAGGCACAGCGGGACAATATGATGACCATTGAAGAGCTGGCAGAGAAGTACGAACTTCACCCGGATTACGTGAGATCAATTATAGAGCGCACTGAAGGGCTGGCGATTAAGGGCAACGTTGCCTATGTACCGAAACAGCCCTTCCTGCTGCCGATGCTTGGGGTTGTCGGGCTGTTCTTTGCAATTGTTATCCTGCCGCAGTTGATAAATTAAAATTTATAGGCGCGACGGGCGCCGCAAGGAGAATGAAGGATGAAAAAATTCGGTGGTAATAAAAAACTAGATGATGTTGTATTAAAGGCAAAAATGCAAGGATGGGTAGTCGATACAGAAAAGTTTGATAAAACGGGAAGCGATTGGATTTATTTAAGAGATATGTATGGTCAAGTCGAAAGTAATGACGGCATGCCTAGACAAATTGCTTATAACACAACAAACGGGCACTTCTTTGTATATGAACCGTTATCAGAAGAACCAGTAGCAACTCATTTATCAACAGATTTTGATAACGAATATTGGTATAACGAAATACTGAATATGGTGTATGAGCCAATCACTAATTAAAACAGCGGCCGGAGCCGGGAAGGAGATATACATGCTTAAAAAATTCACAGAAGACGGACTTCAAAATAAATCAAGAAATGCTCTTATCAAGTTACTTGATCTGATCAACTTTAGTGATTCTGATTATGCGAAGTCTCTTAGGGATACCTGGACTTTCCGCCATGCGGAAGAAGTCGTTAAACAAGAAGCAGGGGAAGTTGTTTACCACATAAGGGAAGAGCAGAGGGGGGAGACGGCGGAATGATTAACCACATGGCAGATGTAATAGAATGCCCTCACTGCAAATGGAAAATATTAAACATTCACGATTATTTAGAGGTTGGCGATGAGGCCGGAGAGTTTGAAATGAAATGCGAAAGTTGCAAAAAGCCTTTTAAAGTTGATTTTTATAGTGTGTTTTATTTTGCAACCGAAAAAATATGATTGGTCGGCGCCAGGAAGGGGGAAACGCTATGAAACAGGATTACAAGGCTGTTTTGCAGCAAGCCATTGATATTTTTGATCGAAAGTATGGGGAGAACGGCAGATTATACCTCATGTTCTGGCTGCAAGACAATTTGATGAAAACCGTCGGCGGACGGAAATAAAGAAAGGGGAATAAACGATGAAATACTATGAAATCCATGAACCATATTACGCGTTGCTTGCGGCAGAGGAGGAGAAGAAGGCGTTGGAGGTATATGTTGAAGTGGTCGCCGATGATGATGGAACATTAAAAGATAGCATCAAAGAAGTCAGTCGACAATATGCGCTTGGATGCGTTGGGGATTTAGCTTTAAAAAATAAGCCTGAACTAAGTGTCGACAAGCTTGTGAGAGACTTTAACAAAAGAGAAAATGATTGGCTAATAATTGACGGGGCTTTGGCATGATTATAGCAGTTGGGAAGAAAAATAACTGAATATGTCCTAGATGGAATACCTGCGGACACTGAACTTACAGCTTTTACGCTGTTGGTTTGGTGTCCGTTTTTTATTTGTCCCGGCTGCAGTCTAGCGAAAGGAGAAATAGACATGAAACCTACTAAAAGAAAACTCCGTGAAAAAGCGCAGGAGTACTCTGAGCGTTTTTGGCGAGAGATTATGGGGCAAAACAAGCAGATTCTTAAACGAGGCAAAGGCGGCGCTTATAAGCGAAAATAAAAGGAGGAATAAACTATGCTGTTTCAATTACCCGAAATCGATAGAGAAGCGACGAAAAAGAAAATTGAAGCCATACTGGACAATTACAGGGTGGTTCTCTTGCAAGTCCCGGATGATCTGCTGCCAAAGGTTACGGCAGGATTTAATCTCGTCCCGCCGTCAAATACAAACGCGTTTCATTCATCTACCGAGGATACGGCCATCAAAAGAATTGAAATGGAACAGGAACGACATGCCTTTCTTTTAAAAATTCAAAAGGCTGTGAATCGATTGCCGGCCAATGAACGGCAGATCATCATCATGAGGTATATGTCACAGGATCACCGTTTTGATTATGAGGTTTACAACGAAATCGGGTTAAGCCCGCGCACATACTTCCGGATAAAATCGCGCGCTTTTTACAATCTGGCTTTTGCATTGAAAGAAGAAGTGTATGTGAAGGGAAGTGCTTCATAATGAATTTTGTGCAGCCTATCCGGGATATGGACCAGATTTATTATATAAAGAAATTCCTGAGAGAACGGAGTGAAAGAAACTATCTGCTTTTCGTCACCGGTATAAACTCAGGCTTGCGTATATCCGATTTACTTCGTTTAAGAGTCCGCGACGCCAAACGAATGTACATCGATTTACGCGAGAAGAAAACCGGCAAGCAGAAACGGATCAAAATAAATAAGGCCCTAAAAAAAGCCCTGGCTGATTACATTAAAGACAAGGATGACCAGGAATTTTTGTTTAAGAGCCGTGAAGGGCTTAACAAACCAATCAGCAGAAGCACGGCATACAACATATTGAAAGAGGCGGCGGAATACGTCGGGCTTGATGGTATCGGTACCCACACCATGAGGAAAACGTTTGGTTACTGGCATTATAAAAAATTTAAAGATGTGGCTCTGCTGCAAGAGATATTCAACCATTCCAGCCCTGACGTCACGCTTCGATATATCGGGATCACTCAAGACACAATGGATCAAACAATGGACGCATTCAGCTTATAAGCTCATCTGTCTTCAAAACGGATGAGTCTTTTTCTACCTATTTTAACGAACTAACCATAACGAGAAAGTGTCCAACTCATTTTGACAAAATGGCTTAAAACTATGCAGGACAAAGGGTTCAGCGATTATGTGAATTGGACACAATATAAGATATGGTTAATTCGTGGATAATGTGGATAAATAAAAACTTTTGCATGGTATAATGTAGAAAAAAACAAAGGAGCCAATCAAATATGTCTGACTTCTTAACTGAAAAAGAAATGGATTCTATTAGAAAAATTCAGCTTTCAGGCAGCCAGTACAAGCTTTATTCAGGTTTAAAAAAGGAATTGAAACTTGCTGATCATCAGGTCATGAATTTGACATGGGGCGAATTAAAAGAGAATTTGCAGAGGAGACAAAGCAGAGGCATGACAGCAAAATGATTTTGGCACAATTTTGGCGCAACGTTGGCACTCTGTTTTTGTTTAGATCGAGTATTATGGTATTAAGCGAGTAGACAAGTTTATTTTTTGTGATTTATTGCATAAAATAAAATACATCGAGAATTACCCCTTTTTTCAAGAGGTATCCTGAAGGATGCTTCTTGTTTTTTTGAATGAATTCGAATAGACAAGCTGCAAATATGGATCGAAATCATAATTATAAATATATATTTCTCTCCTTTCAGTTTAAGTATCCTTAAAAAAATTTTGAGGATACTTTTTTTGGTTTTAGGCTGTGGATAGTACGTGATCGGACAAATATGGGTGATTGTAATGGTACATGTATACACTGTTTATCATAGTTTGATAATGAATATGATAAATGAATGAAAGGGGAGCTTAGTCATGTTTCATTGCAAACCAAATGTGATGTCGCCAATTGTACACCCGACTAATTGTTGTCAAACTCATACTTTTTCAAAAACAATTGTGCCGCATATTCATCCGCAGCATATAACAAATGTGCATCATAAGCATTTCCAGCATGTGCATCAATATCCACACACTTATTCTAGTTACGATCCTGTTACACACTCTCATACTCATTGTGGTAAACCATGTTGTAACTAGTGGGATTAAACAATGTCTGTATAGTTTACAGTGCATCATATATAGCACCCAAATGAAGGGTGCTTTTTTATGTTCTCTGTAAACCGGGTCCAGTAAATCTCAGAATAAACGATTGGCGGCTAATGAGAGCCTCTGAGTGTGGGTCCGGTTTAGAAAGAATATATTTTTAATTGTTCGACAAAATTCGTAATGTGTTCTATCATTTTCCTTGATAATAACGTGTTGCAAAAAAGAAGGGAGGTTTATTGGTGTTTTGTTTGAATCTATTCTAGGTGAGGTAAAAAACTTCATTCTTAGTGAATCTAAAAACTTTGCTTTGGTTTTACTTTCACTTTGTACGGTGTTATATGCAAGAAAAACATATCTTGCTACTAACACACCAAGAATTGTAGTGAAAAAAATAAAACATATCTGGTCAAGAGGTAAAGACCCAATTTTTGAATGCAATATTAAGAATTACGGAAAAGGTATAGCTGTGAAGACTTTTTTGGTTCTTGAATTTAAAGAAGGTTTGTTTAAAACAACTAGTTTTTTATCAAAACCTGAGGTTACAATTGCAACTGATGAAGAGAGAGTAATACGTATTATCTTTAATACAGCGAAGGTAAATTTGAGAGAATTATCTGGTTTTATAATTTCACAAGATTTTTCTGGTGGATATTACTATGTAAAGCTGAAATCGAATAAAAAAATTAACAATCAACATCTCATAGAATTTGATAAACCTGTTCGACCTATTAACCCTTTTTTAAATCCTTTTAAATTTATTAAAATGAAATATTCGATTAGACGAGCTGTTAAACAAGGAAATACTTATATAGATTCGAAAGGAAAAAAACATCGTCAATTGCTTGAAGCATTAAATGATGAAAAAATTTTAGAGCAATTAGAACAATTGGAAAAGAAAAGCCAAAATACATGAAATGTTAAAAATAAACTATTTAAAAGTCCCCCGTAATTATCAGTGGGACTTTTTTATTTTCAGGAGATGAATCAGATGGAATCAAAATGCGAGCATTGCGGCGAGGTTCACGGGGTTTTATTGCGGGAGGAGAAAAGGGAGAATGGCGTTGAAATTGGGTATGTTCAATGCCCCGCCTGCCAGCATAGGGCCGTGTTTTCTGTGACTACCCCACAAATTAGAGTCCTACAAAAGCGTATTAGAGGTGTAAAGAACCAATATGCGAAAGCCAAGAGGCTAAAGAAATCCGAGCGCCTTTTGACAGAGTATTTCAATTTAAAAGAGCGTATAGGTCTACTTATGCAGCCTTTAGTAGAGCAAGCAAATGAAGAGCTGAACCAATAAGTGTTTGGCACTGAAGGAGGATTATAATGCCGCCTAAGCCATTAAGGGAGTGTAAGGCCCACGGGTGTAAGGCTCTTACCCGAGAGGGCTACTGCCCTGACCATAAGCACGTCAAGCAGGAGGAAACGAAACATTACAACAAACATTCAAGAAACAAAACAATAACAAGTTTTTATAAATCAACTGAATGGAAACGAACAAGAGAACTTGTTTTGCTTCGAGACAATCGTCTTTGCCAGCGATGCTTGAGAGAACATCGATTCACGCCGGCCGACATGGTCCATCATATTGTGGAAGTAAAACAGGACTGGTCCAAGCGTTTAGACCTTTCTAATCTCGAAAGTCTTTGCAATGCTTGCCATAACAAGGTTCACGGCAACCGGAGTGAGCCGATCAAGTAGGGATACCCCCCTATGAAAATCTTTGGAAAGCAACCGCCGCGGGAACGGCGCCCCCTCTTCTGCAAACAAACACCGCTTTTCAAAGTTCCCGAAAACAAAAAGAACCCTCCCGGCAAATTCGCCGAGAGGGCTTGATATGACTGGTTTTGTTGTTGCTTTCATCATAGCATGAGACTGAGAAAAAACAAGCACAAAATTGCAATTCTTTTAAAGAAATGAGGTGAGAAAACATGCCGAGACCTGCAAAATCCGCAGCCCTTCAATTAATACAGGGCAATCCAAATAAAAAGAATACGAAAGAGCTTGCAGCCAGGGCCAAACATGAAAAAAAGTTGAAAATGCGCTCTGAAAATATCAAACCGCCTACCTGGCTGGATAAGGTGGCTAAAAAAGAATTTAAGCGGATTGCTGCTTTATTATCTGAGGTGGAAATTATGACGGAGGCGGATATCAGCATGTTAGCCGCCTATTGTAACGCCTATTCTCAGTACATCTCTATTACCAAAATTATTGAAGAAGACGGCATCATGATTCATACAGAGGGTCAAGGTGAAAACGGGGAGCCGGTCAAGTTGATTGGAGAAGAACATCCCCTCCTGAAACGGCAGAAAAACTTCTATGATCAAATGAAATCGGCTGCTAATGATTTCGGACTCACACCGTCTGCACGTGCCAAGCTCGCGATTACCAAGACCCAAGAAGAACGCGAAAAAACAGCAGCGGAAAAGGAGTTCAATAATGTATGAATACAATTAAACAGTTTATGATTGACTACTCGCGCGATGTGGTATCGGGCGAGATTGTTGCGTGTCAAAAGCATATTTGGGCTTGTGAGCGATTCTTAAAAGACATCAAAAGGGAAGGGACAAGAGAATTTCCCTACGTATTCGATGACGAGAAGGCTCGACGTTTTCTCTTTTGGATGACTCAATTTAAACATACCAAGGGGCCGTTACAAGGACAAAATATTGTACCTGAACCAATACAGATTTTTATTTTCGGTAATGTTTACGGATGGGTTCACAAAGATACGGGATTCCGCCGTTTCAGGAAAGTGTATTGGCAGGTTGGCCGTAAAAATGCAAAAACTCAGAGTTTGGCCTGTGTCGCTTCATATGAGGCTATGGCAAGCGGTGAAAACATGTCAGAGGTATACATTGGAGCCACAAAAACTGAACAGGCTCAAATATGTTGGAAGGAGATAAAAGCCCAGATAGAAGGGTGCGAACTTTTAAACAAACCGGAGCAAAAATACAGGATTGCATACAGTACCATTGAGCACCCAAAAACAAATTCAATTATCAAAGCTTTATCTAAGGATGCTGGTAAAACAGGGGACGGTTTCAACCCTCAATGTGGCATTATTGACGAATATCACGCGCATAAAACATCCGAAATTTATGACGTCCTTGCTTCTGGAATGGGAGCAAGAAACCAGCCATTGATGATTATTATCACGACTGCTGGCTTTGAGTTAAACAATCCAGCTTACCGGGTGGAATATGATTACGTCTCTCGGATTTTAGACCCAAACAAAGTAGAAACCAATGAACAGTATTTTGTGATGATCAATGAACTGGATAAGGGCGATGACATCAAGGATGAGCGTAACTGGATAAAAGCAAACCCTATTGTGGCTGCTAATGAACACGGGTTAGAGTATTTGCGCGGCGAGCTTGAAGTAGCTCTCGCGGTTCCTGAAAAAATGCGTAATTTCCTCACTAAAAATATGAATATCTGGGTCAATATGCGCGAAAACGGCTATATGGATATGCAGGCCTGGAAAGATTGCGGATCTGATCAATTCCCTAATCTAACCGGCCGCGAGTGTTATGTTGGGATTGACTTATCAAAACGAATTGACCTGACAGCTGTATCCTTTATTTTTCCGTTGGATAACGGGAGCTTTGCTGTAGAGAGTCACGGTTTTATGCCAGAAGATACATTTTATGAGCGCATGAAGACAGATAATGTACCTTATGATTTGTGGAGGAAAAAGAATTGGTTAACCGTCACCGATGGCGCTGTTGTCGATTATGACTATATCAGAACCTACATTAAAAAAATGGAGAAAGAGAAAGGGTGGCGAATCAAAGAAATTGGTTACGATCCGTATAATGCTACTCAATTTGCCCAACAGATGGAGGCGGACGGATATGTCATGATTGAAATTCGGCAGGGTGTTGCCACATTATCTGAACCAACGAAAGACTTCCGTGAAAAAGTAAAAGCGAAAAAGATCATTCACAATAAAAATGATCTGCTGACATGGGCCATGGGGAATGCCGTTACAAAAGTAGATGCCCAAGAAAACATAATGCTGGACAAGTCAAAGTCAACACAACGGATTGACCCGGCGGCTGCGCTTATCAATGCACACGTGCGGGCATCTCAAATTGATACGGCCGTTGACTTAAACGCTTATATACAATCCGGATCGTTCAGCCTGTAGGGGGTGGGAATGCTGAAGTTTTTAAGATTCTTGCAGTTGATTTTAGAGGATATCTTGCTCATCGCAGGCATGGTATTCATTTCAATAGCCATATATCGGATGAACGTAAACGCGGGTTTAATTGCAACCGGTGTTTTTTTATTTTCTCTTGCCAGCTTGGCAGGATTTGTTCGTCAAAAAAATAAGGATGAGGGAGGGAAATAGATGCTATTAAGCAGTTTAAAGAGCGGAATAAAAAATGAAATTGCTGAAGAGGATAGCGGATCCCTTCTCCATCCGGCCAATTGGTTTAGAAATATTTTTGCTGGGACAGAGAGTTCATCTGGTGAAAGAGTATCAACAAAAACGGCCGTTTTGCATCCGGATGTATATGCTTGCGTGATTGTTTTGGCTGATGATATTGCGAAACTACCGATTAAACTTTTTCAGAATCAAAACGGAAACATACAACAGATTCAAAATGAAGTAAGCGACATTATTCTGAACAAAGTCAATGACTACATGACAAGCTTTGTGTGGAAACGGTTGTTGGTTACGAGACTTTGCACATGGGGAAACAGCTATAATCTTTTGCTTTTTGATAAAGACGGGAATGTGGCTGGGATCAGACCATTAGATCCTGAAGCGACAAATACGAATATTGATCCAAATAACGGCCGGGTATGGTATTCAACCACACTTGACGGCAAGTACCGTGAATTTTTTTACGAAGAGGTACTGCATTTTAAAAACCTGTCTCTTGACGGATTTGTAGGTCAAACCCCGATTTCAGTTATTCGGGACAATATAGGGTCAAATAGAGCTGCCACAAAGTTTAACGCGAAATTTTACAAGAATGGCGGCGCACCGTTTGGCGTTGTAAAAGCGCCGACCCTTTTAGACCGAAAAAGTAAACAAATTCTTAGGGAAGATTGGGAGCGGGTGAATGCGGGGCAGTCTATTGCAGTTTTAGACGCCGGACTTGATTATTCACAAGTAACAATGCCCATGAAAGATGCACAGTTTATTGAGTCAATGAAATGGAACCGCCAACAGATTGCATCGATTTACAAGGTGCCACCTCATAAAATAGGGGAACTTGATCGGGCGACATTTTCAAATATAGAGCAACAATCCTTAGATTATGTCAAAACCACTTTACAGCCAATCGTCACAAATATTGAACAAGAGTTAAACGATAAGGTTTTGACAGAGAAGCAGCGGGGAGCTGGCTATTACTTTAAATTTAACCTGGAATCAGAGCTGCGTGGGGATAGTAAATCACGTGCTGAATTTTATAAAACGATGCAAAGCGTAGGCGCCTTTAGCGTCAATACTATTCTTCAAAAAGAGGACATGACAGGTATCGGGGAGATCGGCGATGAGCATTATGGAAACTTAAACCTTGTTCCCCTTTCAATTATGAAAGAGTATCAACTTAGCAAGGTCAAACGGTCTTCAAATCGCCTGAAAGGGGGTGATGGCAACGGAACAGAAGAAGAAAAACAAGTATTGGAACATGAAGGTTCTGGATGATTCGTCCGCTGAAATCACGCTTTACGGTTCGATAACTGGCGAAGGCTGGTTCAGTGAAAGTTCATCTAAAGCCTTTCAGTCTGAATTGAAAAGTTTAGGTGATGTGAGCTTTATTGATTTGTACATCAATTCGCCTGGTGGGGATGTTTTTGAGGGGCAGGCTATTCATTCGATGCTTCAGCGTCACAAGGCAAAAATCAATGTCTATGTGGATGCACTGGCTGGAAGTATTGCTTCTGTCATTGCAATGGCCGGCGATAAAATTACCATGCCAAGTAACGCCATGATGATGATTCACAACCCATACATGGGGATGGTCGGGAATGCCGCGGAATTCCGGAAGGCTGCCGATGATCTGGACAAAATTACTGAAAGTATCGTTTCCACATATCTTGCGAAAGCAGGAGACAAACTGGACGACGGGACTTTACGCCAGCTTCTGGATGAGGAAACCTGGCTCACCGCCGATGAAGCTTTAAATTATGGCTTGATCGATATGGTTTCAGAATCAAAGGATGTAGCAGCCTGCATTGATCATCAGGTACTGGCACATTTTAAACATGTTCCAGGCAAAATTGTTGCTCAATCCGCTGCTGGAAGTCCGGCTGAAGAAACTAAACCGGATGAATTATTAAAACAAAAGATCAATATGAAACTTGAACTCTTAAATCTTTAAGGGTTCTTTTTTTATGCCATTTTTAAGGAGGACAAGCATTTGAAACAGAAAAAGTTATTGAGACTTGATATTCAATTTTTTGCCGGGGGCGGGATGTCCAAAAAAGAACGAGAATTGCGCCAGACCTTGGCGGAAAAACGTACAAAAATTGAAGCGCTGACCGATGAAGGGAAAATGGACGAAGCCAAAAAACTGCTTGCTGAGGCTCAACAAATTAAAGATCAAATTCAAACATATGAGGATTTACGAAACATGCAGGTTTCATATGCACAAGAAGAGCCGCAGCATGATCCAGAGACAAAGACACCGCAACAGGCAACGGATGATATCGCTGAAACAGAAGTGAAGAATCATGTTCAACTTTTTGCTCACGCTCTTAGAACAGGCAAAGTACCGCAGCCTCTTGCCGCGATGAAAGAAGGTGTGGATGAGGATGGTGGGCTTATTGTACCGCAGGATATCTCCACGAAAATTAATGAAAAACGTCGCCAATTTGATACCCTGGCAAATCTCGTCGATGTCATTCCGGTATCAACAAACAAAGGTTCACGGGTTCTTGAAAAATTATCAGATATCACCCCGTTGGCAAATCTTGAGGAATTAGAAAATATTGAAGAGTTAGAGAACCCTAAATTTGAAAACATTAAATATAACATCAAAGACTATGCCGGGATTTTGGTTCTTTCAAACGATTTGCTTGCAGATACAAAGGAAGCGCTCTTGCAGTATCTAACGACTTGGTTGGCGAAAAAATCAGCCGTAACCCGCAATACGTTGATTCTTAATCAATTAGGAACCCTTGCAAAAACAACGGTTTCAAAACAGGACGACATTAAAGACATTCTTAATGTCAAACTCGATCCAGCTATTAATGCGACAACTAAAGTTGTCACAAACCAATCCGGCTTTAATATGTTGGATAAACTGAAAGACGCGTTCGGCCGCTACCTACTTCAGCCGAATCATACAGACCCGACGAAAAAGTTGTTGTTTGGAAAGCCGGTTTCTGTGATTTCTGATAAATATTTGCCGAGCAGCGGCACAAAAACTCCAAAACATCCGTTGATCATCGGAGACCTTAAAGAAGCCGTTAAACTGTTTGACCGCCAGCAGTATTCCATTTTAACGACAAATGTCGGTGGTAAAGCATTCTACCGTAACTCTACAGATGTGCGAATCATTGAACGTGAGGACGTTGTACTTTGGGACACGGATGCGGTGGTTTACGCGGAATTTACATCTATTAAAGACGCTGTTCCCGACAATGAAACTCCAAGTACTGGCGACACAGAAGATAAATCAGTTGACGTAGGAAAATAAAAAATAGTAAAGGATGATGAAAAATGACAAAACAATATCTGAACGAAGATGACGGAATATTTACTTCCTCAAGAGACAATGGACAAGGTGAACCTATTACAGATGTTTTTCTTGCAGGCATGGCTGGAGGCCTCATTCCTCCCCGGGTTATTTCAGAAACCTACCTTGAAAATACAACTGTAAAAGCTGGAGAATCGGTTTATTTGAATTTAGACGCCAAAGGGAGCGGCCTAGGGATCGGCATTTATACTAATGAAAAGGGCAACCTTACAGTCAAGCTCACTTATATTATTCCTGGAACAAGCAATTTCACAATTAAAGAATATGAAGACGTTTTGACACTTGAAAACAATGATCGGGGTCTTAAAAAGGTAGATGTTCTCTCTTCATCACCGCGTATCATGCTCACAAACAGCGGAGATGCTGATGTGAGCATTAAGAGCCTCGTTATCACGCATTTTTCATAAGATGGTGCTGTCAAATGACTGAAACCGAACAAAAAGAGCTTGAAGAAGCAAAAAAATTCCTCCGGATCGATGGCGATCTGGAGGATGATTTAATTCTTAGCTTTATTGCATCTGCAAAAGAATACATTACGACCGCAACTGGCCTGAAATTCCCTAATAATTCAGCTCGCGCGGACCTGTGTGTAAAGGCTTTTGTAACTCACTGGTATGAAAACCGTGAAATAGCTGGCACAACTTCAAACCTTGATGGAGTTTTGACAACGTTGATCAATCAATTAAAATACACAGTTCCGGAGACTGATGCCGATGCTGAATGACATGCGATATCGAATCAAGTTTCAAAAGAAAAAAGAAGGCGGCCGTCTCCCTGTGGAAGGTGAATATGAAACTATCGTTGAATGCTGGGCAAAAGCTGAAGGATTAAAAGGACGGGAATACTATGCAGCGGCGGCTGTACAAAAAGAACATACAGTAAAATTTACGATCCGACACCGAGAGGATATCGACAAACATATGCGGATTCTGTTTCAGAACCAATCATATGAGATCGAATCAATTCTTCCGAACTATTCCCGAAGAAATTTCACCACAATCAGGGCAAAGGCGGTGGAATAATGAAAATCGAAATGGAAATGCAGGGCTTTAAAGAATTAGATTCATATTTATCTTCACTTGCAAGAAAGGACGAAAAAATAAATAAAGCCACTGTGAAAGCCGGCGGCGCGATTCTTGCGAAGGAAATTAACAAGAATGCTCCCCGTTCCAATATTGGGGGGAGCCATCCTCACATTGATGAAGATATCATAGTCGGTAATCGTACGAGAAAGGACCCCGATGGTGAGATATATGCAGTGGTCGGCCCCACAAAAGATACAAAATACCGTGTCCACTTACCGGAGTTCGGTACGATCCATCAACCGGCTAACCCGTTTATTCAGCAGAGTATGAAAAGTGCAAATGATCGAATGCTTGAAGCGATGGTAGCCGTTATCAGGAAAGGGTACAAGCTATGAATGTGGCAGAGAGAGCATTACAACTAAAAAACAGAGTATTTGAAGCGCTGGAAACTGATCCGGCGCTTTTATTATTGGCTGATCCTGCAAACATTTTTGAACTTGCGGTACCGATTGGTATCAAAAGCAAACCGCCTTATATTGTCGTACAGGAATTGGACTACAGAACAACCAAATGGGCTGATGGAAAGCCGATCAAGGACAGTGCTGTATATCAAATCGATGTATACAACGCTTCTTCCTGCGATCAGATTTTGGCTGCAGTAGTTGGGGTCATGAATCGATTAGATTTTCAAACAGGAATTTTAATCAATGACTTTTTAAAAGATGAGGGCCTTATCCGGAAAGGCTACCGGTTTGAGTCCAATATTTTACTATAATTGGAGGTTTTAGAATGCCTGAATTTAGTTCCGTTACCGGGTTGGAAGGCGTTAGATTTGCGCCTTTAAAAAAGGTGAATGGTCTTTATGTAGCTTCAAAAATTATTGAATATCCCTATGCAATCAACGCGAAGGTTAATACGGAAACATCAACCGAAAAACAATATGCAGACAACAAATTAGTTGATATGGCCGTCACAACAGGTTCCACAAAGTTGGAGCTTGAAATGCGAGATTTACCTATGGAAATCTTGGCCGAACTGTTAGGAATTGAGGAAACAGACGGCCTCTATTTATTTAAGAAAAATATAATTCCGCCGTGGGTTGCTATGTCCTTCTTTGGGCCAAAGGCAAACGGTAAGAATCGTCATGTGGGACTTGTAAAAGGGCGTTTTTCTTTGCCGGATGATGAATGGAAAACAAAAGAAGAAAAGACAGATTTTCAGACGGTCAAACTTTCTGCTGAATTTATGGAGCGCGAACAAGACAACGCCTATAAAGTATTGGCTGATGAGGACGCACCGAATTTCAATTTGGACAAGTTTTATGAAAAAGTGTTTGGCAATGCTTATAAAAATCCGGACTCAGGCTCTGATAATAAATCCAGCGTAGACATTGGAAAGACGGTATAAAGGGAAGCTCCGTGCTTCCTTTTTAAATCTAGAAAAATAAAGGAGGAGTCAACATGGCTCAAAAACATATATCGGTAAAATTGTGGTTTGAAAAAGAAGAAAAATATAAAACGTTTATTGCACCTCGTACAAATACAAAAACTTTGTATGAAGCTCTGGAGCTAGATGAGGCAGCCGCTAAAAATACCAACAGTATTAAGGCAGTGCTTAAAAGCCTTGAAGATCGTATGAAATTCATTGTGCGTGTATTCCATAATCAATTTACTTTAGAGGAATTTCAAGAAGGCCTACAGTCCTTTGAAGTTTCAGACGAAGTAAGGCGAATCATGGGCGAAATTATGGGTTATGAGGAAGTTAAGGAGGAAGAAGATTTTTTGTCGGCAGCGGAAGCGGAAGCCTTTCAGCAGAAAAAGGAATAGAACAGCTCAATGATATATATGCGGCCCTTTTAAAACAGGGATGGACCATGACAGAAATTGACGAGATGGATATTTACCATTACTTAGAAGTTTTGGCTCATGAAAATAAACCAAAAGTTGTTCCAATTGATCAAGTGTTTTTCTAAGACTGGCTTTATCGCCGGTCTTTTTTCGTTGAGTTTATGCCAGGGAAGCGGGGTGGATACATATGGCGCAACCTATCGGAAATATGATTGTTAAAGTAGGCCTTGATGATACCGGCTTTAATCGTGGAATCGAAGGTTTAAAGCGGCAAATGCGTTTAGCGAATTCGGAAATGAAAGCATCCGGTGCAGTTTATAAAGCTGCGGGAAATCAGTCAAAGTTTCTTCAATCGCAAGTAGAAGGACTCAATAACAAATACCGCATACAAGGCCGTTTAGTAGATGAGCATCGAACAAAATACAATAAGTTAGTCAGAGAAAAAGGGCTGGACAACCGAGAAACGCAGATACAAGGTCGCCGGCTGAATGATGCCATTGCCGTTCATCAAAGCCTTGGAAATGAACTGCAACGAGTAACAAAACTATTTGAAAATACCACAAACAGCACCCGGCGAGCAGCGGGTGTTTTTTCTGTGTTTAAGCGCAATTCAGGAGAAGTATCTAAAGAGCTAAACGCGGTGTATCAATCAGCCACAACCGCCGGAAAGGCTCTTTCTGCAATCGGTGCAGCGGGATCGTTTGGGATTGGAATGACTGTTAAAGCTGCCGCTGATTTTGAGAAAGCGATGAGCCGTGTCGGTGCTTTGGCAAATGCGACAAATGATCAAATGGGTGAGCTTACAAAAACAGCCCGTCATTTGGGTGCAACAACTCAATATACAGATGGGCAAGTAGCAGAAGGTATGCAGTACCTTGCGATGGCCGGATATAAAACAAATCAAATTATCGGGGCTATGCCTGGCCTTCTCGCGACTGCCGCAGCTGGTCAAACAGACCTTGGAGTTACGGCCGATATCGTTTCTGACATTTTGACTGAATTTCATATCAAGGCTGAAGATACAAACCGTGTTGCGGATGCAATGACATATACTTTTACGAATTCAAACGCCACCCTGCAAGAAATCGGGCAAACAATGAAATATGCAGCGCCGGCCGCAAAAACAGCGGGAGTCAGTATGGAGGAATTGGCGGCGGCAACCGGTATCATGGCAAACAGCGGGATTAAAGCCGATATGGCAGGAACGGCTTTAAGGTCTACCTTGACGCGACTCTCTGCACCACCAAAACCAGCTGCATCAGCGATTGAAGAGTTGGGTCTAAAAGTTACAGATTCAACCGGTAGAATGCGTCCGCTTGCTGATATTATCGGACAAATCAATGAGAAAACAAAAGATTATACCGAAACTGAGCAAATTCGTATTGCCAAACAGCTGGCGGGGCAACATGCGCTTTCCGGGTTTATTACCTTAATGCACGCCGGGAAAGATAAGCTTCAAGAATTCACAAAAGAAGTTGAAGGAAGCGGCGGTACAGCTGAAAGAGTAGCCAAAAAGCAAATGGACAACCTGGCTGGATCTATTGAGTATCTAAAATCTGCTACAAACAATGCTGTTATCACTTTTGGAAATCAGTTCTTGCCTGTTAACCGGGCTACAGCTGACGGACTAACAAAGCTTGTAACCTGGTTTGATTCATTGCCCCCTTCTGTGGCGAGTACCATTGCGATTACTGGCGGTGCAGTCACTGTATTTTCCCTCTTAGGCGGCGCGTTCTTACTGTTGTTGGGCTCTTTGCCAAAAGTAGCAGCAGGCTGGAATATGCTTCGGACCGCGGGCGGCTATTTAACGCGGAATGTAAATCAAGCATCGGTCAGTCTTGGCGTTTATTCTACGGAAGCCATTGCAGCGGGCGCAGCTTCCAGGACAGCGGCTGCAGGAATGACAACAACATCTGCGGCAGCGGCAGCAGCATCCACACGAATGGGGCGTTTTCATCAGTCAGCCAATCTGGCAACAACCAGAGTCGGGAGGCTTGAACAATCATCCAGCAGAAGTGCTAAAGCCATGCGAGGTCTAGGCGGTGCTTCACGTGTTGCCGGCGTTGGTCTTGGATTGTTTGGTGGGCCAGTTGGTTCAATTGCCGGGCTAATTCTTTCATTTGCTCCTGAGCTCTTAAAATTCGGTGGGAATATTTTAAAGGTTGGAGCCAATGCAATTAAAGGCGCTGGCGGCTTTATGAAATTAGCAAAAAGCGGTTTTGGTCTATTCAACATTCTCAAAAAAGGAGCAGGAGTCGTCGGCCTTTTACGTGGCGGATTGAGCTTGTTAGGTGGTCCTGTTGGTCTTGCCGTGACAGGAGTGACACTTTTAACGGAAGCCGGTACAAAGTATTATGACAATCTGAAGAAAAGGGTTCTTCCATCGACTATTGACTTTGGTGAGGGCGTATCGAAGTCAACGGCAAAAGCTGTGAATGCTTATGAAGATATGAATATCAAAGTTACGGCAAAGCTCAATACCCTTCGAGCGACAAATACAAAGATCACCAAGGATATTGCTAATGATGTGACAAAACAGTTCACTGAAATGGGAGACTCGTTGAAAAAGGGATTTCAAACAAGTGCCGATTCAGCCACCAAAGTGTTACAGGATTTTTATGCTTCAAATGATAAAACCTCAGATAAAGAAGCAGCTAAAATCCTCAATAAAATCAAAAGTGGAAATGATAAGAAACAGAAGGAAATACAAGGTTATGTGGATCGGGTAAATGAAATTTACAGAACCGCGGCTGAAGAAAATCGAAAAACAACAGCGAAGGAAAACAGAGAAATAGCAGAGATACAGGGGAAAATGTTGGCTCAAATGGAGACGGCTCTTACTCGAAGCAAGGACGAACAAATTAAAATTTCAAGGAAGCTGAAGGAAGAATCCTCTAACTTATCTGCTAAACAGGCTGCTGCTGTTGTGAAAAATAGTAATAAAGCAAAAGAAAAAACAATAAAAGCAGCCGAAAAGCAACGCGATTCCGTTATTGCTGCTGCTGATGATCAGTATTATGTAAAAGGCACAATTTCAAAGGAAGAGCACGATGACACTGTTGGAAAAGCAAAAAGCCAAGCCAAAAAAACAATCAAACAAGCAGAAAAGACGCATCAAGGTGTAGTCAAGGAGGCAAAGCTTCAAGCTTATGGACATCTTGATCAAGTTGATTTTGAGACAGGCGAAGTCCTTGGAAAATGGGATATTTTTGTTCTCGATTTAGCTGGTGTTGTTAATAAGATTACCGGTGGAATTAACACGGTTCTTGAATTTATGCATATCCCAACCATTCCAGAGTGGAAGCCTAAAGGTTACAATGGCCGGTCTGAAAAAATGCAAATGGCGCCAGGAGCTGCATATGCGAAAGGTACAGACTTTCACCCTGGAGGAAAAGCGCTTGTTGGTGAAGAAGGATGGGAACTGGCCCATACACCAGGCATCGGAACGTATGTTGTCGGGATGGGCGGCCCGCAAGTTTGGGATCTGCCGCGTGGCACATCTGTGCTCCCCCATGATCAATCAAAAGAGTTAGCGGCTTCAGGTCTTCCTGGATATGCCGGCGGTGTCGGAGACTTTTTTAAAAAAGCCGCTGAAGGCTCTAAGAAAATGGTCAACGGAGCTATTTCGTTCGGAAAAGGTGTCGTTGATAAAGTCGGGGATGTTAGTTCAAGCGCTATGGATTTGATAATCAACGGCCCAGGAAAATTAATTAAAAAACTGTTTAGTGGGCTGATCCCGTATAAATCGGGAAAAGGCATTGATTCGTTTGGTACCGGCATACTCAAGACTTTAAAAAATGGTGCAGCTCAATTTTTGAAAGGAGTCATGCCAGAGCCGTCCACATTTAAAGGGACTGGCGGAACGAAAGCCGTAAACCAATGGGTTACAGAGGCTGTTGGTATAGCGGGGGTGCCTCTTTCATGGATTCCAGGGCTTGTGACCATCGCCATGAAGGAAAGCGGCGGAAATCCAAATGCTATCAACTTATGGGATTCCAATGCGAAAGCAGGCCATCCCTCACAGGGGTTAATGCAGACGATCCCGGGTACTTTTAACGCCAACAAGTTTCCTGGACATAATAACATTTTGAATCCAATAGATAATACGTTGGCTGCAATTAACTATATCAAGCGCAGATATGGCGACATTAGCAATCATCCAGGTTTAAAATCAATGGCCCGGGGTGGCGGCTATGTTGGTTATGCAAAAGGCGGTATCTCACCTGGTCAAGGCGGTTCAAAATGGGCCATTTTAAATGAACGAGGGTATGATGAAACAACGATCACGGAAGACCCTTCATACAGGGAGCGTAATATTGGACTATGGGCTCGTATCGGTAGCAAGCTTGGCGTACTTCCGGATTTGCAGGATGGGATGATTTCAAAAGCACTTCTCCTGCTTCAAAAAGTTTCGGCAAAGCCTGAACAGGAGCTGCCACCCCCTAATGATCTTTCTGTAGACATCAGCCGTGTTGTAAAGAATCAAGAAAAACAAATCAGTATGATGGCAAAGCAGATTGATTTTCTAAATAAAAATGTGCAGCTCTTGCAGCAGCTTTTACTAAAAGACAGCAACACATATCTTGATGGCAGGAAAATTGACCAATCAGCCGGTGATCGGTTTAATCGAACTTCATTCATAAACGGGGTGAGATAGTGAAATTATTCCTAGATTACGATAATGGACTTGGGGAGCAGAGTTTAAAAAGCCTGCTTCCTTTTTTTGAACCTTTAAGCTTCACACCTGAAGCACCTGGGATTGATCGTGAAACGGTTAGCATACCCAGAATAAACGGAGTTATCCTTCCGCAGCATCCTCGGGATGTCACATATACAGAACGAAAAATAACCGTTGAATTTTATTTGAATTCAGTCATCGCTGAAAACTTTTATCAATTTAGGCGGGAACTTTACGCGCTTTTAGTCAAGCCGTTTCCCTATTATATCTCGACCGATTTATTGCCGAATCTCCGTTTTCGTGTAACTTGTGATGGGAAATTTAGTATTCCAAAAGAAAAGGAGAAAAACTTTGTAACGTTCACAGTTGAATTTAACAACATCACTGGACTGGCAGAATCCAAATTCACTTCTTTGACAAAGCAGAATTTTGATGGAGAACATTGGAGTCCGGGAATGAATATTCACATGCGTGACGATCTGGAATACAGGTTCAAAAATCGAAAGAGGTTTCAGGTTTATAACACCGGTGATGCCTATATCAATCCTCTGGAACATGCCTATAATGTGACCTTATGGGCGGCCGGAAAAAATGTGACGATCATCAACCATACAAATGGTGAGAAACTGAAAATTGAACAGGAATTAAAAAAATCACAGCGCGTTTCTTTTATCAAGCAATACACGGTGATCAATAAAACACCTATCAAAACATCCGGCAGGCTCCCGGGACTCGATATAGGAATGAATGATTTTGAAATCCAGAATACCAATGATTTTGAAATCATATTCGATACCCGTTTCTACTACGCGTAAGGAGCATGCAATATGGCAAATACAGATTTTATAAAGGAAATTGCACCGGACGCCCAAAGGGTCTATAAAAAGTATGATATTCTCGCGTCTCTCATTATTGCTCAAGCCTGTTTAGAGAGCGGATGGGGTACAAGTGAGCTGGCGCAGAAAGGAAAAAACTTATTCGGCATCAAGGGGACTTATAACGGTCAATATGTTCTTATGTGGACGACTGAATATGATAAGAACGAGAATCCAACTCGTGTACAAGCCAAGTTTCGGAAATATCCATCTTGGACTGAATCAATTCAAGACCTAGCTAATTTGTATGTGAACGGAACGAGCTGGAACCCGAATCAGTATAAAGCTGTGGTCGGGGAAAAAGACTACAAAAAAGCAACAGCAGCACTTATTAAAGCTGGTTATGCTTCCGATCCCAACTATGCAACAAAGTTGAATAACCTCATCCAAACCTACAATCTAACACAATATGACACTGTGGATGGGGTGCCAGATGGACCTGACGAGCCTACAAACCCGAATCCTACCCCGGGGTATCCAAGCAAGGAATATGACGGGAAAGATATAACACTCAATCAGAATCTGCCGACAGATGTTGATTTTCCACAGTTGCATGTCTCAACGAAAGACGGAAAGAGCGTTGTGGAAATAACGGGCGTTTCCGTCGATCTGATGGACGATACGACTGGCAAAAAGAGTTTTACCTTTACGATCACAAAAACGCAGGAAAACGGTACAGAATTTGATTTATTGGTGGATGACAATATTCTTTATTTGGACGAGAAAAAATTCAATCACCAAAAATATTACATTACGGGTGTCCAACTTCATCAAGAGAAAAATGTCATAAGGAAAACCGTTACAGCAAGCCACATATTCACTGTGCTGCTTATTAACAACAGGATTCATGAAACTGTATCAAAGAAATTAAGATTGAGAGATGCGCTTGATTTTGCTCTGAAGAATACAGACTTCAAATATATTTTTAAGACGCCGGAGAGTGAATTTGAATCAGCAGATCAAGAAAATTTCGGTGATAAAAACTCGACAGAGCTAATGGATGAAATCATTGAGGATTATGGGATTGAAATAGACGTGGATAATTACAAAATTTATATCTACAAAAAGATGGGGAAACGGATTAATTTCACCCTAGATTCGCGCTATAATATGCCCGGCATTTCAATTACAACAAACTCGCAAAACAGTACAACACGTGCCTGGGGATACGGGGCCTTAAAAAAGGGGAGCAGTACTGATGACAAAAACCCTCAGTACGAGTTTGAGCCTATTTTATACATTCATCCAGACGAAAAGAAATTCTTGATTGAAGGGAAGCCACGCTGGGCTGAACCGATCAGGGATGAGCGCTATAAAAAAGCCAGCAGTATGATTTCTGCATTAAAAAGGCATGTGAATCCATATCCGGAAATGACGGTAGAAGCAGATTTCCAAAAAATCTATGAGCCGAAGCTTTTAGAGATCGAGCAAGATTTCTGGAAAGGCGACACCATCCATGTCTTGGCTGTTACAGCATCAGGGATCATGTTTGAAGACGATGTTCGGCTGATTTCAATTCAGTACAATCCGTTGAACCCATACAGCAGCCCAAAATTGACGTTTGCGAACTTCCGCAAAGATATCCAAAGCATAAATGTGGATCAAGCGAAAAGGCTTAGAGATCAAAAACGATATATTGACCAGCTTTTTAAAACGCTCAGGTAGGCGTTTTTTTATTTTGCCAAAAAGGGAGTGATGGACATGTTGCGGCTGATTAAGCACTACAATAAAACTCGTAATTCACTTTATGAATCCCAGCTAAGTGAAGATATGCAATCCATAGAAAATGCCTTGAATGATCACGATTATAATTTGAAAAGACATGAGTCTTCCAGAGCCGCCCACACGTCGGAACAAATCGACCACGGCGGCTTTACTGTTGGAAACCGTCTGAAAAATTTATCAGCACGCTTTGCCAACCTAGTCACAAATCACGACGGTTCAGATGTCAAAGAAGTAGTGGACGCCCGGGTGACAACTGACGGAGAAATTGCTCAAACATTGAAAGATCGCCTGGACTTAGAATTTAATAGACTCGCACAAAAAATAAAGCGCACTGTGTATGTAGATGACTTTGGGGCCGTTCCGGACGGAAAAACCGACAGCACTGAGGCTTTCAAACAGGCTTTAGGAAATGGCCGGGTGCGAATTGAGTTAAGTGCCGGTACTTATATTGTGAAAGGCATCAAGCTCCCATCTTGGACCTACTTGAATGGAAAGGGAAAAGGTATCACCACCATCAAGCTTCATGAGGATACGCCCGCAAGTGAATGGGTGATTACAAATGCAGACTATGAGAAGGGAAACAGAAATATTTTTGTACAGGGGATGTCGCTTGATTGGAACCCGAATAGACAAGGCGGAGTTCGGGCGACTGGCGGGCAACATTCCAGCTGCTTAACACTTGCCAATGTGAAATATGGCTGGGTGAAAGATGTTGAGGCGATAAACCCAGGGCTGCACGGTTTTGATATTACAGCTCCTACTTATGATCATTTGCCAACAACCGATTATACGAAGAACGGGAGCCGTTATATATGGCTTGATAATTGTGTTGCCTATGGATATGGGGATGACGGGATTACCACACATTACAGTGAATATATTTTCATCTCCAATTCACATTGTGTTTATCCAAGCGGCAAAGCTCATAAACAGGGGGAGTCCAATTCCAACGGTATTGAAATTGACGACGGTTCAAAGCACGCCTGGATACTGAATTGCTATTCTGAGGGAAATGTCAGGGGCGTGGAGGTTAAAGCTCATGCCAAATGGCCGGCTGCTCAAAATGTCCATGTTATCGGTCATGTGTCTTATCGTGATGTGCGGTCATACGATATCCGTCATATCGGCCATCATTTAGCATCTGACCCTGAAAGCACGACAGCTTACGGTGTCACATTAACAGATTGCACGGCGATTGAACCGGTATTTAATTCCTTGTATAAGGACCTTTCACCGCGTGCGCTTGTCATTTCTGCCTATAAAAATGTCGTGGTAAGCGGCTTTACAGCCATCGGTGATCCTTCATACGATTATAAAAATTATCCCGCTATCGCACTGCAATATCGCAGCCGAAACATCTCACTCAATGGAATTCAAGTGCGTGGGTTTAAGAAAGCTGAAGCGGATATCCGTCTTTTTGGTGGCAACCAGCGGACTGACAATGTTAATATCTCGAACTTCACTTTTTATAAATCGGCCAAAAGCGGCATCGTGATTGGCGGGGGAGTATATAACGTTAACATCAACAATGGGATCATGACAGGGGACAAGGGTGCTTATGGCATCACCTCACCAAACAGCCAAGCCAATATTGTGGGTGTTTATGCAGAGGGTTATGATTACTCGGCGATGATTAAAGGCCAAAAGTATAACTATGTGCCAAACAACTTAAAAGGCGGAACGAGGGTTGCCACAACTTCAGGATATGCGACATCAGAGACTGGTTTTCTTGCGGCTTCTTCCGGTGATCCTGTCGCTTCCGGAGAGGCTTCAGCTGTCATCGGATCAACCGGCGGATGTAAGGCACAGGGTACGCGGAATGTGGTGATCGGTTCTTCTGAAAGATCGACCGCAACAAAAGACGGAAGCCGGTCTGTCATCGGATCATCAAATAATGTCAGGATTGAGGGGGACGGAGTATCCCGGACAATTTTATCCTCACAAGCTGTCATAAATAATAAGAGCTATACAGTGGCGCTTGGATATGGCACCGGGAGCCCATCGGCTTCAAATAAAAAAGTAGAGCTAAACGCAAAGGCTGGCAATGTTTTAGGAACCGGTCGTATTGAAAGTGTTTCCGACTTAAAGGACTTGGCTGAATACTTTGAATCCAAAGACGGCAGCAAGATTGATTCCGGTTACCTGGTAACGTTGGACGGCGATAAAATTAGGAAAGCAGAAAAAGGTGAAAAGGTTTTAGGCGTTATTTCAGAGACGGCTGGCGTCATTATGGGCGGCGCAGCTTTTTATTGGAATGATCGCTATTTAAGAAATGAGTTCGGCGGGATCATCTATGAAGAAATCGACGTTGAATCAGAAGACAAAGACGGTAATGTGGTGATTCAAAAAGAACTCGTTCCGAAAGAAAACCCACATTACGATCCGGATGTAGAATATATTCCGCGAGAAGAGCGGGACGAGTGGCATGTTGTAGGGCTGGTCGGCCAGGTCTATGTCAGGATTGATGATACGGTCCAGGCAGGGGACAGCATCGTTCCTTCAGGCGGCATTGGCACTAAATCAGAAGACGGAACAGGCTTTTATGTGATGCGTATCAAGCAGCCTTACTCTCATCATAAAGGATATGGTGTTGCCCTGGTCTTTATGTATCCGCAGCTGTAAAGGAGGCTCATTGATGATTTATAAACAAGGTGGTATATCACTTGATATAAACGCGCGGAAATCGAACGCGCAATCAACCAATATCCAATTTTTCACCCAGGATACGGGCAGCGCAAAGCTGTCCTTTTCTTTTACAAAAGACGGCGTTCCATTGCCCCTTTCGGCCGTAGACGCCAAAATTGTCCTTCTGTATGCGGATGACTCGTTTTATAAACGCAGCCTGACGCTGACGGACAAGGTAAACGGGAAAGCAGAATATGTGTTGTCTGACGAAGAACTCAAGCATTACGGCCAAGTTAAGGCCGAAATCAAGCTTTATTATACGAATGGTCAGGCGCTTGCGACGGTCTTTTTTACCTTCCACATTGAGAAAACTCTTGAAGATCAAAACATCGTGCCTGTTGCGGAGTATTATATTGATGATTTTGAAACGCTCCGGGCTGGCATTAACAAAACGGTGGCGGAGATCAGCCAAACTCTTGATGAGATCAAAGCAAAATTTGCGGAGTTTGAAAATATTGAAACAAAAGACGGGGCGACGGAAAAGGCGAATAAGGCTGAAGCGAGCGCGAAAGAATACACTGACAAAGCGGCAGTAAGCGCAAAGGAATACACAGACATTCATGCTAAAAATACGGATATTCATATCACGGCAGCGGAGCGGGATAAATGGAATGAGGCGGAGTCCCGGGCAAAGTCTCATATCAATAATCAGTCGAACCCTCATCAAGTAACGACAAAGCAGGTTACACTCATTAATGATTCAGCATTTCAAGATGCTTCTTATGAGGGAGATAATTATCCTGATGGAATCTCAACTTTTCCGCTTTTAGCTAATGAAGCCACAGGATACCCGAGTTCATATGGCGGTATTTTAAATGTGAAATCAACTCAATATCGGTTTGCCCAAGTTTTCTTTCCAGCAGGAAATTCGAAGGACCCGAGAATCTACATTCGTCATTGGTATCATAGTCTAGGTTGGACAGACTTTAGCATGATTCCAACTTCAAATGATCTAAAGCCTGCCTGGACTGAGGTTCCTTTGAAAAACGGCGCGAAACATGGGGCTAGAAAAGTTATGTGTGCGGTGGTTGGCGGTTTTCTGTGTTTAAAAGGCGAGATTATCACCAATAGAGGCGTGATTTTTGGGACGCTACCAGCTTCATATAGACCTGACCAGCTCCGCAGCAGACTTGTTCCTATATTCGGTACAACAGGGATGACTAAATTGTATATCGAAACAAACGGAAATATGAGGTTGGAGGGGCAAATCGCTGATAAATCCGAGAACATAACTTCTTATGGTTTGGACGAAATTATTCCCCTGTAGGAGAGATAAGTCATGAAAAACATTTTTAAATATGACAAAGAGACGTTCTTGTTGATTGATAATGATATCATTCAGCCTGATGATCAAGGGAACTATGAAATTCCGGATGGATGGACAGATATTCCATTTGACCCGGGTTTATATCTTCCGAAGTTTTTTCCGGACGAAAAGGTGTGGAAGGAGACGGCTACAAAAGATTACATTGAAAGCTTGCAGCCTCCGGAGCCTGAGCCAGACATAACTGATCTATTGAAAAAACAAAATGCCTTGCTCTCATTGCAAATTGCACGCCTTCAGGCCGATGTTGAAGCATTAAAAGGGGGCGGGGCATCATGAAGTATCCCACGCTTGCGGATATAAAACAATTCTATGATTGGGGGTGTTACACGGATGATGAGATGAGAGAGTATGTAAAAATCGACTGGATCACCCCGGCAGAGTATGAACAGATAACGGGGAGGAGCTATGATAAGCCCGCCGTCTGTGTGGATTTAGGAATGCCAAGCGCCCAATAAGGGTGTTTTTATTTTGCCTCAAAGGAGGTGAAAACGATGTGAGAACAGGAGGATTTCAGGACATGCCACAACCGAATGATTATGATGTTTTACAAAAAGAAATCGCAGAAATTAAAGCAGATCAAAAAACACAAGATCAGCGGATCACTACCCTCGAAAGAACGACTGACCGACATGATCAGCAGATCATTTCAATTAATGAAAAACTGAACAAGATCGAGGAAAACACAACTTGGATCAAGCGCAGCATCACCGGCGCGATCATTACAGCGGTTAGCACCGGCATCATCGGCGGCGCAATCGCTATCTTTTATAATCTATTGCAGAAATAAGGAGGAAAACACGAAATGAAAAACTTAGACAAAGGCACGGTCGTCCGGACGGTGCTTCTTTTTATTGCATTGGTAAACCAGACTTTGATTATGTTTGGAAAGGCAGCTTTGCCGATCAGCGAGGACCAGGTCAATACGCTGGCCGACGCCTTGTATTTGGCCGGCTCTGCGGCATTCACCATCATTACGTCTTTGGTCGCTTGGTATAAAAACAACTATGTCACCGGTAAAGGTAAGCAGCAAAAAGAAGTTCTGAAACAAAAAGGATTAACAAAATGAGGTTGCCGGCTGGCAGCCTTTTAATAATTTAAAGGAGGATTTTAATAATGGGAATCAAAGGAATCGACGTATCACACTGGCAAGGTAATATCAATTGGAAGAAAGTTGCGGGGGACGGTATTAAATTCGCTTTTATCAAAGCAACAGAAGGGACAACATTAAAGGACAATAAATTTGAAACGAATGTTTCAGGTGCTAACGCTGTGGGGATTAAAACGGGAGCCTACCACTTTGCAAGATTCGGTTCCAAGTCAGAAGCATTGGCAGAAGCCAAGTTTTTTCTGTCAGTTGTTAATAAGGTCCGTCTCACATATCCGCTTGTGCTTGATCTTGAAGTCAATCAGCGGAATGTCAGTAAATCAGTTTTGACAGATGCAGCAATTGCCTTCTTACGAGAGATTGAAAAGGCCGGCTATTTCACTATGATTTACAGCGGCAAATCCTTCCTTGAGAACTGTCTTTATGAATCTAAACTGAAGCCTTTTGCATTATGGGTTGCTCGTTACAGCAGCAAACTTGGCCGGGATGCAGATATCTGGCAGTATTCTGATCGTGGAAGGGTCGCCGGTATTTCTGGGAATGTTGATATGAATATTTGTTATCGTGACGGGTTACGGGCACAGGTGGCCGTGACAACAGAAAAAGCTGCTACTGTAAAACCTGTTTCAAACAAAAAGCCAGTTAAAACGGAGACAGTTTACACTGTTAAAAAAGGGGATGCACTTTCAGTTATCGCGAAGAAATACAACACGACTGTCAAAGCTCTTCAGAGTTTGAATAATATTAAAGATCCTAATAAAATTTATGTTGGCCAAAAATTAAAGATTAGCAGCAGTGCTTCAACAGCATCGAATAAAAAACAGTATTACACAATCAAATCCGGCGATACTTTATCCGGAATCTCCAAAAGATTCAACACATCAATAAAGACGCTGCAGAATTGGAATGGCATCAAGAATGCAAACAAGATTTATGCTGGACAAAAGATCCGTGTTAAATAAGACTGTTTGCCGACGGTATTTACGGGCCGAAGACAAAGGCGAAACTTGAAGCGTTGTTGAAGTAATATAAAAAGGCCCTCTATAAAAAGAGGGCTAACTGTTATTCGTTACTGTCCAATTCCCATACTGTCTGACCATCTACTAAAATTTTATTTGGAGGATCATCATAAAGGGAGATTTCAACCAAGGAGCTTTCCCCTTGCCTTAACCAATCATATACACTGCCTTCGTTATTAGTAGGGTGGGATATAATGTTATTCACTCTAAACGCAACTGCATAATATTCTGTGTAATTGATATCGTCATCTTCTAATCCATTATCTGTTTCGTAAAGTGTGTCTGGATTTCCGATAATTTTTAATCCATTTTTCCATTCTAATCGCAGTTCTTTACCACCATATTCATCTAATGTTTTTATTAAAGAGTTATATTCCATGAGTATCAATCCTTTTCTTATGGTTCTAATGGTTTTGCAGGAACTATATGAGCACCGTCTTTTGAATAATGTATTGTTCCTCTGGTAGTTTCAATATATTTACCAGTTTTCATGTCATATGCTTTACCTATTTTTTGGCCGAAGTCAACAACTTCCCTTCCCTTCCTTGGGAATTCTCCCGTGCCAGCATATTTATCAAGCAACTCTTGAGCTTTTTTATTATCCCCATAGAAGATACTCTTGGTTCTGCCATTTGCAATTTCTTGTTTATAATTTGGTGTTCCAGGAATATGTTTTTCTTGAGCTCCTGGTTTAACTTTTGCAGGGAAACCATTTACTTCACGGTACGGACCTTTTGGAACGGATTGTTTGCCGTAGGAAGGGGTTTTATCTACCTTCGCAACTTTCTTTCCAGCTTCTTCACCTTTAAATAACTTGAAGCCGCGCTTTCCGTACTTAAATGCCTTTCCGAAAGGTGTGACACTCAATCCGGCCATCAAACGGTCACCACTATCTTTAACGATTTCGCCTGTCGCAAGGTCGTATCCAAACGCTGCTCTTACTGCATCATACACACCTGTAAATTCCATCGCTGTATCGAAATATTTAGCAAAGTCGCTTTTTTCCACATTCTCTGGAAGGGTGTAGGCGGGTTCTATCTTGACGATTGTATCACCATCTATGTATGCCCGGTAAAGCGTATCGTTAAATACTCTATAATCTTTTTTCAGTTCATTCAATTCCTCTTGGGTGTACTCTTTCTTGGAAACCTTTTGTGTCGCCAATTTTTTTAATCGATCTGGATCGGCGAGAGTGTTTACGTCCGCATCTTCTTTGTCTCCGACTTTTTTCAGCATGGCACCCATCGCTGTTTCTTGATTTCCACTCAATGTATCCATCTCATCCGGCTTTAGAATCGCGCCTTTTTGATAACTGGTGATTTCAATTTTGGGGCCGGTATACATCTTTTCGAGCCGCGCTATGTATCTCTGCATCGTCTCAAGGTCGTTTTCAGCCGTTTTGAGGGCGTTGGTTTGCTCGCGGTCAAAAGCATGCAGCTTTTCAAGTGTTGTGCTGATTTCCTTTAACGCTTTCTGATTTTGCTCATGAAAACCGCTATCATTCAAATCCGGTAAATCAACGATATGACTGACTTTTGCGATCGTGGCGTTGGTCTTAGAAACCAAATTTTTTGTTGTGCGATCAGCGGCATTTAAGCCATTCTCCAACTCGTGTTCGAGAAAGGCCTGTGAAATAAATCCGTTATGGTTGGGTTCCAGAGAATTTAGCGCGCTTTTCATTTTCTTCAGCGTGGAACTGTATTCCTCTATGAAAGCATCATAGAACTGTAGAAAAGGGGTGTGACATTCCTCGTAAAAGGCGCGGATCGCGTCGCCGCCTTTTCCTTTTAAAGCATCATCAAGTGATGTGATCCCTTCAACGGCCTTTTTGACCTTGGCGAATTCGTCTGATTGTTGTTTTAATTGTTCGAGCGTTTGATCAATTGCATGGTGCAGCGCTTGAACATCCAGCGTCTTCAT